CTGATAATGAAAAAGAAATACTGCAACTAAGTATTTATCGATGGTTATTCAAAGACTTATTTAAAAATATTGATGATGAAGCTGTTATTTATTTGTGGGTTATGGGACATACTAAAAGGGAACAGTTCCCAGAAGTTAGTGAAGTACCTTTAAAGCTTATTCCACTTGACCAGATAGAAGTGTATGTAGATAATAAGTTACAGACAGCCTCTAGCCCAGAAGCCCCTGCATTAGACTGTAACTTACAATGGATGTGTGACTACTGTAATGTTAGAAAAAACTGTCCTGATTATAAGGATAGGCATGCAGTATCTTTCGGAGATGAACGATAAGTAGTTTATCCTTATAAACAAAAGGTTATAGCTACTTTCTTGCTACGAATGCATACAATAGGTAGAAGTGTAATAGAAGAATTACTAACTACCTTCTATATAAGTACTATATTAAGTAATAATATTAAACTATAGATTAGGTAATATACTACTACGTATACTATTCCTAATATTAATATTATTACTTAAACTATTACTTATACTAAATATCTTATGGGAGATTATTTATGGATGTACCTTCAAGTACAATCGAATTATTAGAAGTCTTAAAGAAAAGATACCCTGATGTAGCTTGTACTGATATAGAAAAGGTAGGTACTCCTGAGTACTGGAAAGCTATGGGTGTGGTAGATTTAATAAGAGAGCTTTCTTACTACATTGAGCAAAGAGGAAAATAGAATGGGTGGAAGGACTAAAACCAGAACCAGAACAGTATACGAAAAAAACCCTGTAAACCAAGAATTACAACATAAAGTAGACCAACTCACAAAAGAAAAACAACAAGCACAAGCTGATTTTACTTCTCAATTAGAAGCTTTGCGAGGACAGTACAATACTGCTCAACAAGGATTGTCTGCTTATAAATCTAAGCTTGAAGCCTCTTCTTTAAAACTAGGTACTTTACAAACAGAGAAATCTGCTCTAGAAGCTTCTTATGCCGCAACACAAGCAGCCTTAAGTAAACAAGAAACAGCCTTAACAAACACATCAGGTATCCTAGGTACCACCAAAGAAACTTTAGCTGCAAGAGAAGCTGCATTACAACAGACATCAGGAAAGTTATCTGATACTTTAGGTATCCTAGGTACCACCAAAGAAACTTTAGCTGAAAGAGAAGCTGCATTACAACAGACATCAGGAAAGTTATCTGATACTTTAGGTATCCTAGATACTACTAAGGGAACTTTAGCTGAAAGAGAAGCTGCATTACAACAGACATCAGGAAAGTTAGCTGATACTTTAGGTATCCTAGATACTACTAAGGGAACTTTAGCTGAAAGAGAAGCTGCATTACAACAGACAGCAGGAAAGTTAGCTGATACTTTAGGTATCCTAGATACTACTAAGGGAACTTTAGCTGAAAGAGAAGCTGCATTACAGAAAGCCTCTTCTCTTCTAGGCCAAACTAAAAGCACATTAGCTGAAAGAGAAGCTGCATTACAGAAAGCCTCTTCTCTTCTAGGCCAAACTAAAAGCACATTAGCTGAAAGAGAAGCTGCATTACAACAGACAGCAGATTCCTTACAAATGACACAAGCAGAATTTGCTAACTGGAAAGCTAATCAGGCATCTACAGTTATTAAAGGTGGATTGACAAGTGGTTCTTCTCAAGGAGAGACACAATCACAAGTAAGTACTAACAGAGAAAGTGTTGCTAAACCTACTTCTTCAACTGATGTATTCTTACGTAAGCTAAAAAGACCTGGTACAGTAGAAAACTTATCAAACACAGGACTTGCAACAGGTAGTGCTAAAACAAAAGTATATGCAGGTTTAAAACTTTAGGAGAAATAAATGCTTTATGAGAATAAGGTACTAGACGAATATGGTTCTTCTAGCAGCCGATACAAAAGACTAGCAGAAAAACGTAGTAGCCTAGAAGGTATCTGGAGAGATTGTAGTACCTTAACTCTACCGTACGTATTTCCAGATGAACATAGGTATGAGGGACAAGAGTATTCTACTCCATATAACTCTATTGGTTCAGCTAGTGTAAACAACTTAGCTAGTAAACTATTAATGGCTTTGTTACCAGCAAGCGGAAACTTCTTTAGACTTATGCCGCACGAGGAAGCTGTAGCTGAGCTTGCTCCAGAAGAAATGGCACAACTAGATAAAGAACTATCTAAAATAGAAAGAGCTATTAACATACTAATAGATACTCAGGCATTACGAGTACCTCTTTTTGAGGCACTTAAACTACTTATTATTACTGGTAATGTTATGCTATACAAAGTTAAGGGTGGAGGGATGAAAGTCTTTAATCCTTATGAGTATGTAGTCAGCCGAGATTATGTTGGTAACGTAGTAGAGATAGCCATTAAAGAAAAGGTTAACAAATCAGTACTACCTAAACAAATACAGGAAGTGCTAGAAGAATCAGAAGCTTATCAAGAGTCTAAAGAAGAAGTAGCTATCTATACTTCTATCGTCCGTAAATCAGAAGCTAAATACATTGCATACCAAGAAATATGTGGTGTCCTCCTACCTAATTCTATCAATGAATATAAAGCGGATGAACTACCTTACGTGCCTTTACGTTGGACTAATACCTTTAACGAGGCGTATGGTCGTGGACTGGTAGAACAATATCTTGGAGACCTACGTAGTCTAGAAGGTTTATCAAAACTTATGTTAGATGGCAGTGGTATCGCCAGTAAGTTTGTTTTCGGACTACGCCCAGCAGCTTCAACTAAGATTGATGACTTATCATCAGCTAGAAATGGAGATGTAATCCTAGGTGACTTAGAAAGAGATGTTACAATCCTTCAAACCAATAAAGCTCCTGACTTAAATGTACCTTTCCAAATGATGGGACAGTTAGAGACTCGATTAAACAGAGCCTTCCTAAATGTGCAAGGTGGTGTAAGAGATTCTGAGAGAACAACAGCTATTGAGGTAAGGGCTACTATTGCAGAACTAGAAGCTGCTTTAGGAGGAACTTATTCTGTACTAGCTCAAGAGTTCCAACTACCTTTACTTACCTTACTACTTAAAGAAGTAAATCCTAAAGTACTTAAAATTACTACACCTTCTATTGTTACGGGTGCTAGTGCTATTAGTCGTGAACGTGATTTACAGAACTTAACTTATATGGTACAATCTATGGCTCAACTATCTCCTGATGTCTTAATGCAAAACTTAAAGATTGATGGATACCTAACTGCTGTGGCTTCTGCCCTAGGTATTGACCCTACTACTGTAGTTAAATCTCCACAAGAGAAACAACAAGAGCAGCAACAAGCTATGCAACAACAGCAAGCTATGATGCAACAACAGCAAGAAATGTCTTTACAACAACAGAATAATCATGCGGCTAACCAAGCTGCTATTAACGCTTCAAAGGAGTAATATATGGCGTGTAAAAAGAAAAAGAAAGGTGGCAAATAATGGCTAAGGTATGGAAAGCAGAAGACTTTGCTAAAGCTAAAAACGTTGATATGGAGAAATTAGAAGCTAAACGTAAAACTAAAGCAACTAATGCTCGCAACAAACGTATTAAAGAAGACTCAGAGAAAGAAGGTTTTATGAAACCTAGCGGCTCTATGTCTAAATAATGTACTAAAAGGAGAGAATAATGTCTGACAAAGAACAAGTACAAGAAGTAGAACAATCTACTATCCTATCACCAGAAGAAGTGGTTTCTACCGTAACAGGAGAGGAAGCTCCAAAAGAAGATGTAGTCTTACCAAGCGAAGAACCTGAAGAGGTATTATACGCAGGTAAGTACAAGTCTATTGAGGATATGGAGAAAGCATACAAAGAGTTAGAGTCTAAACTAGGGCAACCTAAGACTGAAGAAGTCCAAGAAGAACAGTCTCCTGGTGAGGAAGTACAAAAGGAAAAAGACCCTGAGTATGAAGCATACCTACAAGAGAAGGCAATGCATAAACTTCTTGAGCCTTATGGAGGTATGGAGAAATATACACAAGCTTCTGAATGGGCTAATAGTACTTTCTCTGAAGAAGAGATTACTCAGTTCAATAAGGCTATTGATGAAGCAGCAGGTAATGAGGCTGTAGTAAGCACATTAATTGGCTCTTTTATGAAGATGGCTGAAATGGGGATGTCTAAAAAAGATGATGTAGTAGAACCTATACATGGCTCGGAGACTGCTAAAGTAGGGCGTACTAAAGGTTATGAAACTAAATCTGATATGATGAAAGATATGAATGACCCTCGTTACCATAAAGACCCTTCGTTCAGAGACAAGGTAGCCTCAAAGGTAGCCCTAACTGATGAAGCTTCTTGGTACGCCAGTTTACCTAAATATTAATCAACCTTTTCTCCCTCTTGCGAGGGGGCTTAAGAAGTATGCTAGGGTTTCCTCTCCTTTGCCTTGGCATACTTCTTGAGCCTTGTGTAATACTCTACGGAGTTAAGTATACGAGATACCTCAGCGTTGATTTATTTCAAAACCAGATATATAAAAGAATAGCTAACTTTAGAATATCAAAAACAAAAATTATTATTATTACATTATACTACAAGGAAAAATATAATGGCAACTTCACATAACGTAACTAACCCAATTAACACTAACGGTGTATCAGCCGTTCCTGGCGCATCTAACCGTGACCTAGGCCTTAAACTATACTCAAACGAAGTAATCGCTGCTTTCACACGTCGTAACATTTTCTTAGACATGGTTAAGACACGCACTATTTCTGGCGGTATCTCTTCACAGTTCATCGTAACAGGACAAGCTTCTGAATCAGATGCAGCTACTCACACTCCTGGTTCTGATGTTGCAGCTCAAGTTTTAAAAGTAACTGAGCGTGTAATCTCAATTACTGACCGTGTATACTACTCTCACTTTGTAGACAAGCTAGACGAGAAACTAGCTCAGTATGACCTACGTGGTGAATTAGCTAAACAAGCTGCTGAAGCATTAGCTACTAAAGTAGACAAAGCTGTAGGTTCTTTGGTTATGCAAGCTTCTGAAACTGCTGCTACTGATACACAGATTGGCGGACACATTGTAGATATGGGTACTAAGGCTGCTTTCTCTGCTCTTTCAACTGAAGCTAAAGGTGATGCAATCGTTGAGTCTTTATTTGATGCTAACGTAGCGTTCAATGCTGCTGACGTTCCTATGGATGGTCGTATCTTAGTAACTACTCCACAGAACTATGCTTACATCGTACAGTCACAGAAAGCTGTAAACCGTGATTTCACAAACGGTAACGGTGGTATCGATTCTGGCGAAGTAATGAACATTGCAGGTACTCCTATTAAGTGGTCTAACCACCTACCTACTCGTAACACAGCTAACAATGCAGACATTATCGGGCTGTTCTTCCAGTCAGGTTGTGTAGGTGTAGTAAAAGCTATGGATATTACTTCTGAAGCTAACTACATTCCAGAGAAGCTAGGTGACTTACTTACTTCTTACTACGCACTAGGTATGGGCGTACTAGAACCAGGTAAAGCTGCTTCTTTAGTAACAACTGATGCTTAATAATTAATTATTAGGTAGCATACTAAGCCCCTTCTTTTGAGGGGGTTTGTCTATGTTGCCTTACTATGGAGATTTAAAATGTCAGTAATTGACTTATCTGATATTAATCAGAACAAACTAGGATTAGTTAACCGCTGTCTTCAAGCTATTGGTGAAGCTCCTCTACCACAAGGTACAATACCTTCTGAACTCCCATTAGGGAGTGATGCCTATGTAGCCTCAAGTATCGTAGAAGATGTTTGGATAGAAATGCAAAACATGGGATGGTGGTTTAATACGGATTATAACTTTAAACTTTACCCTGACCAACAAAACATTATTTCATTCCCTGCTTCAGTATTACGTATTGATGGTGGAAGATATAATAATTATATTAAAAGAGAAGGTCTTTTATATGACCGTACAACACAATCTTTCTTATTTGACTCACCAGTAGAAGTAACTATTATTTGGGCTGCAAGCTTTTCATCTTTACCTGTATCAGCCTATGAGTATATTGCTAGCAGAGCTTCTCGTAAGTTCCATCAAAAAGTAATAGGCAGTCAAGAGCAGGCACAAATGTTATTGATTGAAGAACAAGAAGCTTTAATAAACTTACAACGTGAAAACACTCAGTATCAAGATTTTAATTTAATCGAGAGTCAAGTTAGCGATAGATGGGCTAATCCACTAAGGGGGTACTAATGGCTTTAATTAACCATACATTACGTTCTTTAGCTCAAGGTGTGTCTCAACAACATGAAGAAGCTAGGTTTGAAACACAAGTAGCAGAAATGATTAACTGTATACCTGATATTTCTCGTGGTATTTATAGACGTAACCCTATAGAAGATTTAGGAAGTATTAACACACCTGCTTTTAATAGTAATACAAACTTTTTTAGTTATGCTTATGATAGAGGGGATGGTACTAAGTATTTAATTATGCTTAACGGCAAAGGGAATATTTCAGTTACAGACTTAAACACAGGAACGACTGTTTTTGAAGCCACTAACAGTTACTTTAATGTAAGTAATTCTGACAAGTACCCTAATATCTATGATAGTTTTGTTATGCGTACAGTAGGAGATATCACTTTTATTGCTAACAAGAACACTATAGTAGCTAAAGAAACAGCTACAGAAGGTGTAATAGACCAACAAAATGAAATAGGTGTTTATTGGATTAAACAAGTTACAAGTGTTGAAACAGGGATACAAACCGAGGGTCTATCAGGGGGTGGTACTGTACAAGCAGCAAGCTATCAAGGACACACCTATACTCTTAATGGTCAGACCGTAACAGCTAGACGTACTTATGTATGGAATAGTGCTACAGAAACATTTGAGATTGATGTAGACGTACTTGAAGCAGAAGATATTGCTGCTGAGTTAGCAAGTAAGTTAGGTTCTAACTATGCTTCAGATGGTGCGTTTGTTTATTGGATAGGTACTGGTGCGCCTCCTCAATGGTCGTGGGCTGACAATATGAGTAATTCCGTATCCTTTGGATGGAACGGTTTTATCGCTGCTGTTACTGATTTACCTACCTACCTACCTGCCTCCCTAATCACTTACTATGAAACCTTTAGAGGCCTAGGAAGTATTAATGTAGAAGTTACTGGTGGTACTGATGATAACATTGGTTATTGGGTAGCCTACACTAATACAGGGTGGATTGAAGGAAATAAACCTGGTCTATCAAATAATGTAGATAAAAATACAATGCCTCATGTTCTTGTCCTAGATGAGAATGGAGACTTTACTCTTTCTACCTATTCAACCACAGACCTACAAAATATCCCAGGACTTTCTAACACAGCACTAGGTTGGAAGAAACGTATTTATGGAGATGAGTACACAGCCAAAGACCCTAGTTTCGTAGGGAAACAAATTAATGATATCTTTTTCTACCAGAACAGATTAGGTTTACTAGCAGGTGAAAATGTCGTATTATCTGAAATAGATAACTTCGGTAACTTCTACCCTACTACCGTTCTTACTTTAGTAGATAATGACCCTATTGATTTAAGCATGACAGGCGATAATGTTACTTTCTTAAGATATGCTCAAGAAATAGGAGGAAGACTAGTAGTATACTCAGATGACTCTCAGTTCTCTATTACAAGTGTATCTGGAGCTTTAACTCCTGCCTCTACTATTGTGGGCAGTATTAGTAAGTACAATATATTACCAAACTCTAAACCTATTGTATTAGGAGATTCAGCGTATTTCGTATCCTCTGTTGGTAAGTCTAAACGCTTATATCGCTACAGTTTATCAAATATAGTAGACAATAAATATGTGGCTGAAGACGTAACTATCCATACACCTACCTACCTGTTAAATAATATTTTCAAGTTAGTAGGACATACTACTATTGGATATACTATGTTATTAAGTTATAACAAACAAACAATGTATGTTTTTAATGGTACTAATATTGGAGAAAAAGCAGTTCAGTCGGCTATCCATAGATGGGATATGCCTTTCCCTGTTGTTGGAGGAAGTATTATAGATAACACTCTATATCTTACTATGTATAACGAAGATACAGATGAAGTTTATCTTGGTAACATAGGACTAAATACCCCTACTAACTATGAAGAGGTTTCTTATAAAGATACTCTTGATGGACAAGACTATGCTTTTAACTCTATCGTAGAGCTTTCTGAATGGCAAGTTAAACAAGAAGACTTTGGTACAAGCAGAGGCAGGTTACAAATACGTACTATTCAATATTCCTTAGATGAAAGAAGTAGTTACATGACTGTTCTTGAAAACAAGGACTTAACTTCTACTGTGTACAAGTCTTTAATTCAAGAAGGTGTATGGGATGATACACTTAGTTGGGTAGATGGCTCTCCTTGGATTGATAAAGGATATAAGTTTAACCGTTACTATTATAACAACGAAAAGATAACAGTTATGGGGAATAGTAAAACAACTACTATAACATTTAAAGAAAATGAGAATTCTCCTACAAAAGGATTTAACTTAAAAACAGTTAACTATGAAGGCGATTTCTATCAGCGTTCACAAAGATACTGATAATGAGGAATAAAAATGATTTCAAATAAATATTTTCAAGAACTCGATGGTACTACCAGGTCTTTCTTGTCTGACTTCATTATCAAGTCAGAGCAGTACTGCCGAGTTTATTTATACAAATATGACCCAGATGGAGTAGATGGTTCTATAGATTCTGCTACAGGACTCTATGTAAGAACTGTTAACTCTCCTCAAGCGGAAGATACAGTAAGTTTAAAGTCATGGTTGTTAGTTAACAACGTAATTAGTTTTTATACTGCTCCAGCAACAGGTTCTACTTTAGTTGTAGAAGTGGCTTCTACTCCAGAAGAATTAGGAGATGTGTTAGCTGGTTCTGCTGTACTACAGGCTCAAGATGCTAGAGACTTAGCTGAAACTTATAGAGATGAATCCCAGGCTTCTAAAGTAGCTGCTGCTGCTTCTGCTACAAGTGCTTCTAATTCAAAAACAGCAAGTGCCACATCAGAAACTAATGCAGCTACTAGTGCAACTAGTGCATCTAACAGTGCAACCAATGCAGCTACTAGTGCTAGCTCTGCTAGTGCTTCAGCAACAACTGCTACGACTAAAGCAAGTATTGCTACTACCAAAGCTACTGAGGCAGCTAATAGTGCTTCTAGTGCATCTAATAGTGCTTCTAGTGCATCGTCCAGTGCTGCAACCGCTACAACACAAGCAGGTATTGCTACTACACAAGCAGGTATTGCTACTACACAAGCAAGCAATGCATCATCAAGTGCTACAGCAGCACAAACAGCGTTAGACACTTTTACAGGCCAATATCACGGAGCATTAGCAACAGCACCTACAAGTAACGTAGACACTGGTGACTTATACTT